GTCTATCCCCTAGGTATCCGATAGGAATCTTTTAAGTACCTTATAGGAACACTACATATCGTAGATATGCTTATATACATCAGGGTATCTGTGAGACTACAGAGGGTTATCCCTCAATAATCTTTTAAGTACCTTATAGGAACATTATAATAGGAGTCTTTCAGTACCTAGTGAAGTAGTTAGAGATAGTACAATACCTTCAGGGATCCTTAAGTGGATCCTCGACACTGTAGGGTACTACCTTAAGAGATACGAGGGGGTCTCTGAGTAACTACATCACATATACCTATATCTTATACCAGAGATATAGTAGTCAGAGACCCCCTCAAGGGTACCTAAGGAGGTCTTAAGGGTTCTTAAGGAGTCCCTTAGTACTACTACTTCAGCTTCTACCCTCTTGTATACTAAGTGAGTCCTTAGGGGTCCTATAGGATACTATAGGTCCCTTAGTAGTACTTGAGGTAACAACTCCTTTATATATTTTGTATTGCCCTAAACCCCGTAGGGGGTTACCCGAACGTAGTCTTGGAGGACTCCCATTGGAAACTAAATTAACTAATACCAGTTTGTCTCTGACAAATAGACAGAAGTTAGCACTTGCAAAAGAATCACAGAAGCGTAAGGATCTTGTAAGATACGAGGGGTCCTTCCAAGACTTCGCCAAAGAACAGATCAGAATATTACCAAAAGATGCATCTCAGGGTTTCATACCTTTAGAGTTCAACAAGGCTCAACAGATAGTCAATGACGCTATAGAGAAGCAACTAAAAGAGACTGGTAAGGTACGTGCCATTATACTAAAGGCCAGACAGATGGGTCTGTCGACCTACGCATGTGGCAGAGTATACTGGAAGTCTTATCTGACACCATACAACAAGTCAGTAGTAATGGCACATGACTCTGCCACTTCAGATGCACTGTTTGCAATGTCACGTAACATCATTCAGAATATGAAACAAGAGTTCAAACCTATACTTAAGAAGTCTAACTCTAAAGAGATTGGCTTTGAACACAATGACTCTGGTTACCGGTTGTACACCGCAGGATCCCCAGAGGCTGGTCGAGGCACAACACCTACAATAGCACACCTGTCAGAGGTAGCCTTCTGGACTCATGATGCAAAGATACTTGCAGGACTATTCCAAGGAATAAGTCAGGCAGACGGTACTGAAGTAATATTAGAGTCAACAGCCAACGGTGTTGGTAACGAGTTCCACAGATTATGGAAAGGTGCAGTAGCAGGTGAGAACGAATACATCCCTATCTTTGTACCTTGGTTTCTTATGCCAGAGTATCGCAGGTTTGTCTTAGAGCCTGAAGTATTCTCTGAGACCGTTACAGAAGAAGAAGAAGAACTACAAAAAGCTCATGGCTTAGACTTAGAACAGCTGTACTGGAGGCGTCTTAAGATAGCCGAAGGGGGTATGGACAAGTTCCGTCAGGAATACCCATCAACAGCCAACGAGGCCTTTATAGTCTCTGGTTCTAACGTGTTTGACACTGGTAAGCTAGACGACATGGTCGCCTTACCCTGCATGAAGAAACAACACTTCAGTTTAGAATCATGTATGTTTGAGGATCACCGAGAAGGCTTCTTGGAGATCTATAAGTACCCTAAGTATGACATGGACTTCATCATCGGAGCTGACTGTGCCTTAGGGGTTGGACAAGATTACTCAGCAGCAGTAGTCATGAATGCAGAAAGAGAAGTATGTGCAGTGTACCGTAACAACAAGTTAGACCCTACTCAGTATGGTGATCTCTTGTTCTACTTGGGACGCTACTACAACAACGCTCTTCTTGCAGTGGAATCTAATTCCTTAGGTATAGCAACACTAAACCGATTAAAACAAATGGATTATGTGAACTTATACCATCAAACAAAAGTAGCTAACGTGTCCAATGAGGAGGGCACAAGACTAGGTTGGAGGACCACCCAAGCTACTAAGCCCATGATCATCGGGCATCTTAAGAACGCTATAGAGAACGATGATATCTCTCTTGCGTCCCCCGTTATCATACAAGAGTGTATGAACTACGTGGCTGATGCCAGTGGTAAAACAAATGCTATCTCTGGCTGTCATGATGACACCGTAATAGCAACAGCTATAGCCTTAGAGGTTCTTCGTACTCATGGGGACCGACTGTCAACGAACAGGGTCTCCTTCAGGAACCAAGCGTTTCAGATTGATAACACTCAATGGCTATAATGTCTCCCGTTAACTCGGGCTCTAAGTCCTATAGTTATAGGCCACAGGGGTTGATCACCTGTGCTTGTCCGTGAGGGTCCCTCTCTTTTCCGAGGGGCCTTCGTGGTTTAAAAGTTGGCTCGTTCATTGACCGAACTAAGCCACAAATAGTTTCCCATAGTCCTCCACTATGTAAGATGTTTTGTTATGGTTTCTTCACATCTCGGGAATGAGAAAGTAATGAAACCACCTAATTTAATAGATAGACAGAGCGTGAGGTGTTACTCCTGCGCATACTAAGAGGTATCATAGATGTCAAGTAATAATGAAGATGGATACAAAGTTGAAGTATCCGATGAGGACCTTAATACACTCCTCGACTATAAGTTGGCACAGTCAAGTGCAAGCTTCCTAGATACCTCAGAGCTATCTGATGAACGTCAGAAGTCTACATACGAATACGCTATGATTCCTCAAGGGCACTTAAAGCCCCAAGGTGTCTCGCGTATCGTGTCTTCAGACACAGTTGAAGCTATTGAAGGTTACACAGCAGTCTTATCAGAACTACTGTTTGACAATAACAAACTAGCTAAATTCAAAGCATATGACCGTACGCCACTGGCTTACCATAGGGCTACTGCAGCATCAGAGCTGATCAACCACTGCTTGTTCTCAAAGAACCGTGGTTGGTCTGTCTGTAACACATGGCTTAAGTCAGCCTTGATGTGGAAGCTGTCAGCAGTGACATGGGCATACGTAGCAGAGGAAAAGATATCCTTTGAAGAGTACGATACAATTGACTCAACTGCACTTGACATACTACTTGCAGACCCAGAGATTACCACAACTGGTGACATCTATTTAGATGAACAGACAGGTAACTACCTTGATGTCAGACTTAAACGTACCAAAGTAACCAACAAAGTAATCGTATCCGCTGTACCACCTGAGACCCTAAGAGTAAGCAGAGGAGCCACAGGTGTACACGATGCATCCTTTGTAGGATTTGAAGAAGAGATGACACGATCAGAGATCAGAGAGCGTTGGCCTGAGAAGGCTGAGGGTGTTGACTGGGCCACAGTAGAGAACAATGTTCACTATGCAACTCAGTTAAACACAGACTCTCTGGCACGTAAGCAAGCCATAGGTACTACACTACTATTAGGTTCTGGTGATGATAATCAACTAGAAGCCACTGAGTCAGCTGTTGTATTGAGATGTTGGGTGTATGTTGACCGTGACGGTGATGGTATTGCAGAACTCAAGTACTTTGTCCGTGTAGGCGACACTATCCTTTATGAGGATGATGCAGATCATATACAGGTAGCAACCTTCACACCGTTCGAGATCCCCTTCGAGCTTGAAGGTTTATCTATGGCTGATATGGTCAGACCTTCTACACTGGCATCTACAGCTATCTTACGTGGCTTTGTTGAGAATACATACTTGACAAACTATGCACCTAAGATTGCAGATCCAAACGTAGTAGACTTCTCTGCTTTGCAGAACATGAAGCCTAAACAGATCATTGCATCCAACGGTAACCCGATGAGTGCAGTTGCATCTCTGCCACCTGAGCAGATCTCAACAGGTACAGTACCCTTGCTTCAGTTCTTGCAAGGTCACAAAGAACAAGCCACTGGACTGTCTAAAGCAGCCCAAGGTCTTAACGATGCCCTATATGTGTCTGGTAACTCAGAAGCTAAGGTATCGCAAGTGCAGTCCGCTGCACAGCTACGCATCCAGTTCATTGCTCGTAGATTCATGGAAACCGGTGGACGGGAACTCCTTGAAGGTATCTACAAGACAATGCGTAAGGAAATGCGTGGTGGGTCCGTAGGAAACTACACAGGCAATCAACGATATCTCGATGTGTCCATAGATGATCTACCCGGAATCGAGTACATGACTGTAGAAGCAGATGTTGGTGATGCCAGTAACCAGACCCAGTTACAGAAGTTACAAATGATAGGCCAACAAATCCTGCCAGCCCTTCGGGACGCTGGTGCAGGTGCTGTTGTAGCTCCAACTGCAGCTTCCACTATTGCAGTACAAGCGTTTGATGCTTTAGGCTTAGACCCTCTTGATTATCTAATAGATATTAATACAGAGGACTTTAAACAGAAAGCAGAAGAAGGTCAGAAGCGTGATCAGGCAGCTCAGGCGAAAGCCTCGAAGCTCGAAGAGTTGACACAGAAGTTAGCTGTAGATTTACAACAAGCTAACATTGACTACACAAACGTACAAGCCCAGAATGCCATTCAAGATAATCTTAAGCAACTTATGGTTGCATTAGATAAGTCTGAACAGGAATGGTCGAAGTTAGCCTTAGATGCTGGTAAAGAACAGCAGCCTATGCCCACCAAAACTAACATTGACACGCTGTATGAAAAGGCACAAGCACTTGTGGCTAACGTCATGACTACTACTGCCGGATCAGCAGCCGCACCGACTTCTCCCGAAGAAGCTCCTCAGGGAGCCCCTCAGGGATTAGCTGGATAAGGGGGTGATACTGTATCTGACTGCAAGGGGTCTCAGTCTGCATAATAGACCCCAAACCTAACCAACAAGAGACAAACACAGATGAAGAAGTATAAAGCTGGAATTGACAAGAAGGTCAAACCACAACTTCAGGCTGATGGTAACTACCGTCCGGGACCGTTCTCGGATGCTAGGTCTGCTCTGGCAAAGGCCACCTTTTCTAAGAAAGAAAGGGATGAGTTCTTTACCGAAGCGTATGGCGACATACTATCAGACTTATTTATGAAGTGGTTAAACACTGAGGCTCACTGCACGAAAGAGCGAGAGTACTTATACCACGTAGCTATGGGCTTAGGCTCAGTAAAAGAACGATTGATTCAGATAGAGACTTACGGTTTCAACCAAGAGTATATTGATCAATCACACGTAGAAGATGAGGAACAAGATAATGATTCCAACTAACACGCTAGAAGAACTACATAAAGCTGAGTTTGACTTACAGCGATCACAAGTATCCTTAGTCCGAGAGATGGGCAAGGGTAACGAGAAGAGCCGATTACATGCTAATACCCTACAAGCAATGACATCAGCACTTGTCTATGTGCAAGCTAAGATCTTAGGCCACCCTGACAACAAGCCCGAAAAGGCCCCTGCAGTCACAGTTAAGGCCAAGAGTAAGACCAGTAAATGAGGACTATAAGGGATAACATATTATGAGCAAAGAAAACATTACAGCATCTGCCTCCGCAGGAGATGACGCTGATTTCAATGCTGGTCAACAACCACAAAGTTTTGATGACATTCCAGTACCAATGGGGCCTATGGCCAAACATTTAGGTATCGAGATTGATCTACCAGAAGACGATGTGGAACTTGACCCGGAAGATTCTGTAGATGAAGTACCCGCTGAAGACGATACAGAGGAAGACGATACACTAGATCAAGAAGAAGACACTTCAGAAGAAGAAGACGATGTTGAGGATGATGATGAATCTGCCCAAGACAATGACTTACTCTCAGAAGAGGAGATTGACTGGGAATATAAAGTTCCAGTTAATGTAGATGGTGTCATTGAACATAAGACACTTGAAGAGCTCCGTAAAGGTTTTGCGACTGATCAAAGCTTGTCTAAAAAGGGAAACAAGATTAGTGAACAACGTAAAGAGTTTGACCTTGAACAGTCAACCAAACTGACAGAACTAACAGGTATGGCAACACTATTGCAAGAACAACTCCAACAAGAGGAGAATGTACTGGCAGCAGAGTACCATGACTTTGATGAGAAGATTAAGGAAGCCCGCAAAGAGGGCAACACTTATGAACTCTCAGAACTAAAGGATCAGCGTGAAACCGCTCAAGATGCCTACTGGACCGCCCGAAAGAAGCGTGAAGGTGTGGCTACTGCCGTACAGGAGAAACAACAAGCACAGCTTGCTCTCCGTAGTCAGGAACTCTCGACTAAGTTTAACACTGATATTGCAACACTTGTACCAACATTCCAAGATGACGCAGCCGCTATACAGGCCTTTGCAGTAGAAGAAGGGATTCCTCAGGAACTCCTGTCAACTATCGCAGATGCTAATGTTATCAAGTTTATTGATGACTACCGTAAGCTGAAGCTGAAGGCCACAAAGGGAGCTGTAAAGCGGAAGGCAACGCCTAAAGCTAAGTCAGCCCCTATAAAGAAGGGCCCTACCCGGAATGCTCAACGAGATAAAGCAACATCTGCAGTTCGTACTAAAGTTCTTACAGGCACAGGCTCAGAGGCAGATCAAATAGATTTCCTCAAGAACCTGTCCAAGTTCCGCTAATCCTTTTACTTTTACTTTTATTTATAAGGAATATTTATCATGGCAGGACGTAATTTCGCAACAGGCGGCCCTAAAGCGGCAGCTGGAACAACTGGAGCTGGTGTATCGGAACGTGAAGACTTAGCTAATTTCATTAGCATGATCACTCGTGACGAGACTCCATTCTATTCATCTA